AACCGTATGTTGGTGTGCTGGATGAGTTTGCAGCATCGAAAACGAATGAGATGATTGAGTTACTTGAATCTGGCCAAGGACAGCTAGATAATCCATTGATTTTGATTATCTCAACCGCTGGATTTGATTTGAATGTACCGATGCATACAATCGAGTATCCATACATCGAACGGATTTTAAATGATGAGATCACAGATGATGGTTACTTTGCTTTTATCGCAGAACAAGATAACGAAGAAGAGATCAAAGATGAAGCAAATTGGATTAAGTCAAATCCTATCCTAGAAGTCGAAGCTCTCTACGATAACATGATTGACTATTTAAGAACACGTAGGAAAGTATCACTTGAAACTGGCACAGTTAATGAGGTGCTGGTTAAGAACTTTAATATGTGGAGACAATCATCAGAAAGCTCATATATGGATAAATCGAGCTGGCAACAAGCTAAACTCGATGAAAAGCCAAACACACGTAAGCGTAGGGTTTGGATTGGTGTCGATGTTGGTAAGGTTAACGACTTATTTGCTATATCCACGATGGTCCAGATGGATGATTATTGGTTTTGTGATAGCTTCTCCTTTGTAGCTACTAAATACGGTTTGGTAGCAAAAGAAAAACGTGACGGTGTCTCTTATACCAATTTAGAACGTATGGGAGAATGTGAAATCACAACGCTTGAAAGTGGTGTAATTGATGATGAACGTGTTCTTGAGAAGCTGGAAGAGATGATCTATATGAACGAATGGGAATTACAAGCGATATGCTTTGACCCATACCAATTTAGCTCATTGATTGCAATGATCGAGAAGCGACATCCAGAGTGGCCATTAATTGAAGTTAGACAAAACACAATGGTTTTGAATATGCCAACAAGACAACTGCGAGATGAAATCTTAAAAGGAACTATCAAGCACGCTGGAAATCAACTACTTACAATGGCCATCAATAATGCGCGTGTCAAGGTTGATAATAACGGTATGCGTATTGATAAGGATAAAAATAGCAATAAAATTGACCCACTAGATGCTCTGTTAGACGCCTATGCGGTATGCTACCTTGAACCATTTGACGGGTCTGGTTACTGGACGAACGAGAAAATATTGGGAGGAGGTAGCCTATTTTGATCTTACTTAAATATATACACACAATCCTATTGCTGATCGGCATAGGGTTTTTAATTTACGGTCTATTTTTAGTCAATCCAGTGGTTGGATTTATCTCAACTGGATTGATCCTAATTATTTTAGCGATCTATATTGATCGAGGAGGTGCGCAATGAAGAAACGAATCAAAAAGAAATACGAGCTACTGGAGCGTATTGAGTATTTAGAGAATGACTTCTTTAAATTTACGCAAGACACAGTAGATGTCATTGAAGTTTTAGGAAATCGGATTAAACAACTCGAACGTAAGCATAAAAAACATTGATTTCGATGGATAGAAAGGAGGTGAGATTATATGAGTTTCTTTCAACCATTGGGATCAACCAAGCCCTCTTACGATGATTACATTTCTTCCGTGTTATCTGGCAACTACTCCCCAGAATACACAGGAATATCTGCATTAAAGAACAGCGATATCTTAACTGCGGTAACCATCATCGCTGGGGATATCGCACGATTCCCACTATTGAAAAAAGATTTTACTGGGAATATCGAGCAAGACGCAGATTTGAACTATCTCTTAAATGTTAAATCGACTGGTAACGTGTCAGCACGTACATGGAAATTCGCCATGACCGTTAACGCGATTCTAACAGGGAATTCGTTTTCTCGAATCTTACGAGACCCTAATACTGATAAGGCGCTTCAATTTCAATTTTACAGGCCGTCCGAAACGACTGTAGAGGAAACAGACGACCACAGACTGATATATACCTTCCGTGACCGTTTAACGGGTAAGGCGATTGAATGTAAAGCAGAAGATGTCATTCATTGGAAGTTCTTTAGCCACGATACCATTTTAGGACGGTCTCCACTACTTTCCCTCGGGAGTGAGATCAGTCTGCAAGATGGTGGGCTGAATACATTAATTAAATTCTTCCGTGATGGTTTTTCTAGCGGAATTATCAAGCTAAAAGGCGCTCAGTTGAATGGTGAAGCCCGCAAAAAAGCCCGTATGGACTTTGAGAAAATGCGTGAGGGTTCAACTGGTGGAAGTCCTTTGGTATTTGATGATACACAGGAATATACACCACTCGAAATTGATACAAACGTTTTGCAGTTAATCACATCTAATAACTTTACGACTGCGCAGATTGCGAAAGCCTTGCGTGTACCAAGTTATAAATTAGGTGTGAATAGTCCTAACCAGTCTGTAGCACAGTTGGCTGAGGATTATGTCGCGAACGACTTGCCGTTTTATTTTGACGCTATCACGAGCGAACTGGCCATTAAAGTGTTGGACGATGAAGAACGCAAACTATTTAAGATTGAGTTTGACACCAGAAGCGTAACAGGTCGGAACGTAGACGAAATCACGAAGTTGATTATTAACCAAGTTATCACACCCAATGAGGGGCGCGTGGAGCTTGGTAAAGAGTGTTCGTCTGATCCTAACATGGATCGTTACCAATCCAGCTTAAACTATGTATTCCTCGATAAGAAAGAGGAATACCAAGCAATGAAAGGGGGTGAGGATGAAAATGGCAAAGAGAATCAAGATGAAAGGGCCTCTGATCTCGAATAATGAATACGAAGCGTATGAGTTTTTTGGATTAGAGGCAGTCAGCGCAAAGTCGATTACAGATCAATTTCCAGAAGATATCAACGAGGATATCATACTAGAAGTCAATTCCAACGGTGGTCTTGTGACAGTAGGAAGCGAAATATATACCGCTCTTAAAAAATACAACGGTCATGTTACCGCTGAAGTAACTGGAATGGCTGCAAGTGCTGCAAGTGTTGCGATTATGGGTGCGGATACGGTCAAAATGAGTCCAACTGCTCAAATTATGATCCACAAAGCACTACTTACACGAGCATCTGGAAATAGCGATGATTTAGAGAAAGCTGTAAATGCTCTTAAATCTAGCGACCAATCGATTATTAATGCGTATGTCTCAAAGACTGGTTTATCAGAAGATGAAATCTTTGAAATGATGAAGAATGAAACCTTTATGTCTGCGAATGAAGCGATTGAAAAAGGTTTTGCTGATGAACTCATGACCTTTGAGAAAGATTTAGGCGCAGTAGCAAGCCTCGAAAGTGGATTGTTACCGCAAGCAGTCATCGATGACTTTTACTCACGGAAGAAATCGAACACAAAAGAAGCTCAAGCGATGTTATTTGAGCTAGAAAAAGAGACCATCTTAAACGGTCTTTAAAAGAAAGGGGAATATACCTAAATGATTGATGAAAAAATCAAAGAATTAGAAGCTAAAATCGCTGAAACTAAGGCAGAAATTGAAACTGCTACAAGCGATTTAAAAGCTATGTTGGAAGATAGTGCAAACGCTGATCTTAATGAAGCGAAAGAAATGCGTGCATCTATCGATGTTAAGAAAGAAACTTTGAACACATTGACGGAGGAATTAAATTTGTTTAAAGAAGTAAAAAATGAACCACAAACTGCTGAAACTCATGCAGTAGCAACAGAAACTAAAACTATGCGTGAAGCAGTAGGTGAGTACATTCGTACTAAAGGTGCGGTAGTAGATAGCCAACTTAAAACAGACGGAAAAGATGTGCTTGTTCCAATGAACGTAGCAGTTAACCCTACCGCTGACGGATTGAAGAAAGATGGAACTGAAAAGGTTACTAGCAAAGAAATCGTAACTACACCAATTCGTGAAGTAAAAACAGTTCTTGACTTGAAACAATTTACAACAATCCACAAAGCATTAAAAGGTGAGGGGTCTTACCCAATTCTCAAACGTGCAACATCAGAAATGGTAAGTGTTGAAGAATTGGAAAAAAACCCTGCTCTTGCTAAACCAGAATTTACAAGCGTAGATTGGAAAGTTAAGACTTACCGTGGTGCAATTCCATTGTCTCAAGAAGCTATTGACGATGCAGATGTTGATCTTTTGGCAATTGTTGCAGAAGCAGCAAACCAAATCAAGGTTAATACTACAAACAAAGCTATTGCAACTGTTTTGAAAGATTTTGAAGCAAAAAGTGCTGCAAACCTTGATGAAATCAAGCACATCTTAAACAAAGATCTTGACCCAGCTTATAACGTATCATTCGTGGTTTCTCAATCGTTCTACCAAAAATTGGACACTTTGAAAGATAAGAATGACCGTTACCTTCTTCAAGATTCAATTACATCTGCTTCTGGAAAAGAATTTCTTGGACATCCAGTATTCGTAGTTTCTGATGCAACACTTGGTGCAGATGGTGAAGCTCATGCATTTATCGGTGACATCCAACGCGCTGTACTCTTTGCAGATCGTCAAGAATTGGGTCTACGTTGGACTGATAACGAAATCTACGGTCAATACTTGCAAGCAGTTGTACGCTTCGATGTTAAAAAAGCAGATGCTAAAGCTGGTTACTTCGTAACTATGCCCTAATGTTCCCCCAATTAGCGGGGGTGTCTCACCACTAGCAGTACCGACTGCTAGTAGCACCAAAGCCGACATCATGGCTTATCTCGATAGCAAAGGAATCACGTACAGTGCATCACAAACCAAAGAGCAACTACTTGCTTTGATTGGAGCGTGATAGCATGGCTGTAACGGATTTAGAAGATGTGAAATTATACTGTAAGATTGATTTTGACTTTGAGGATCGAATGCTTGAAGAAATGATTGATGCTGCAGAAGATGAAATCTGTTTTGCTATCGGAAATGATGTAACCCCTCAAGATTTAGCTAAATATGCTAAGTTTACACTTGCCGTTAAAAAGCAAGTAAAAGAGGAATACGAACATCGTGGCTTGTCTGCTGACACACAACGTCATGGACTGGCAAACGGTGTACTTAATATTATCCATCAACTACGCACACGGAGGGAACTCGATGATTACAAGAAAAATGAATCACAGAATAACGTTCTTCCGTGAGGTTGGAGGTCAAAATGAAGATGGTGAGGTTGTCTCTCCATCTCGGAAAAACCTCTATACTTGCTGGGCAGAAGTTGCTAAGACTTCCTTAAAGGACTTTCAAGAGGGAGCGAACCAGACAGCCAACAAGAAAGCTAAAGGGATTGTTTCTTCGAGCGAATTAAAAACCTTGTATATTCGTCACAATCCAGAACGACCATTTGATAGCTCAGATCATGTTGAATTTAACGGGTTTGAATACGATATCGTATCAGTCGATGTGGATGAATCATCATTTGACATGGATAAGATCAGCATCAAGAGGCGCACATGACAAAAGGTCTGGATCAGATTTTATCACGACTTACTGAACTACAAGTTAAAGCTCCGAAAGCTGCACGATCTGCAGTAAAGGAAGCAGCAGACGAAACGGAACAGATTTTAAAACGGAATACTCCCGTTTATTTTGTTATGGATAATGTCCATGCTAAAGACGATACGAAAGTAACCAGTTTTAAAGGTGGTGACCACGGTTTGATCTCGAAAGATATCGGCTATGGTCGTGCCACAGGCTGGCGGATTCACTTCCCAGATGGTGGTACGAAATACCAAAAAGAACAAGGTTTTGAAGAAAGAACAATTAACGAAGCAACACCAATTGTTAAGGAAATATACGCAAGTAAAGTAAAGGAGGGGTTGGGATTGTGACAGTAGAAACAATAGCTTATAAGTTATTAAGTAGCAACGAAGAACTGAATAACTTAATGGATAAGTTACGAGGTAAGAAATTCGGTCTTGGGTTTAAACAAGGCATTTTTACTTACGATATCCCAGAGCGCCCTACGAACGCTTTGAGTAAGGAGCTTGCTCCATTTATGCGTATCTATCCAACTTATGAGAATGATGTTGAGTTTGCAGATGATAAAGCCATCTCGACTGAACACAGGATTACAATCAACTATTGGTGTTTAAATGCAAAGCAGTCTGAACAGATTGCTGAATTGATGGATAAGATTTTAGAGAGTAACGGCTTTGACCGTTACACAACAAATGAACTGCCAAGATATAGAGATAACGATATTGACTTACTGGTTAATGTAAGAAAGTATCGTTTTTTTGATTGGCAATTGGAAAAATTAAGAAACGAGGATTAATGAATGTCTAAAGTTAAATTTGGATTGCGTGGATTTGAATTTGGTGAAGTTAATGCTGAAAACAAAGTCCCAACAACTATGAAATTGACTGGTATGAAATCTGCTAAGATTGATATCACAAACGAACTTGTAACGATTGCTGCCGATGATGGACCATACGTAGTATTGTCATCTGGTATCACAGGTACACAATTGGAAATCTCAGTACTTGACTTGCCAACAGAAGCACGTAAGGTATTGTACGGAATCGAAGTTAAAGACGGCATGGAAGTCTATAACAAGAACCTCACTCCAAAAGATGTCGCTTGTTGCTTCCGTACATCTACAGAAGATGGTAAAGCTATCTGGATCGGTCTTCTCAAAGGTAAATTCTCATTGCCTGGAATGGAAACTGAAACTAAAGACGGTTCACCAGCTCCAAAAGAAGACAGCGTAACAGGTAACTTTGTTGCCCGTGGTGATGATGAAAACGGTGACGTTATGATCATTGCTCGCGAAGATAACCCAGCATTTAATTTGGAAAAATTCCGTGCTGCAGTCTTCCCAAAGTCGTAAGCGCCGCACCAGCATCGCCTGTAGGCGCAGGATAACAACTTTCTAAGCATGGATTTTATTTCCATGCTTTTTATTTTTATTTAAGGAGTAGGAAATGTATACAATCAAGCTAAAAATCGGTGGAATTGATAAAGAATTTACCAAAGAATATATCAATGTGGAGGATAACTTCCTCGCAACTGAACAAAACGTGCGACAATCAGCACTTATCCAAGACCCTAAGAAAGCGAATGATCCAAAAGAAAATCGCAAACTAAATGAAGCATATCTAAAAATGTTCGTGGATATGTTTGGCGGTCAGTTTAAAATTGAAGATTTGAAGCAAGCAGATATCGCGATTTTGAAAACATTAGAAAAAATCTATCTTGCAGCGCTTGGAATTAAAGAAGAAGTGATCGAAGACCTTGAGGGTGAAGACGAAAAAAAGGGATAAGCCCAAAAGAAGCGCGTGACAATCTCTTAATCTGGTTTCAAGAGTTGATGCAACAGGGGTACACGATCCTTGAAATTAAACAGATGCGACTATCCGACTTTGATTTAATGGTAAAAGCCTTTGAAACAAAGAAAGAAGAATCAGAGAAAGAGACCACGCTTGATAAAGCATTTCCGCTTTTATTTGGTTAGGAAAGGAGGATAAATGGCTAGTAATTTAGGTGAACTGGTAGCAACAGCATCGCTGGACATCCAACCATTTATTGGAAATACCAAGCAATTAAGCTCATATATGCGTGGTCTGGATCGTTCCTTATCTGCGATGGAAAAATCCTTTAAAAATGTTGGTAAAGGCGGTAAGGACCTAACGGGAATGAAAACTGTGTTAGGTGAAACTGCTAACAGCATCAAGGCCTATGAGGGCATCTTAAAGCAACAGACAGACCACTACAACAAGTTAAAGTCAAACATTGGTGATTTAAGTAGTGCGAGCGCAAAGAACAAAGAAGATTTATTGGGCGCACGCAATGCTATGTTGCAGACCGCTACCACCTTATCAGATTTGAGGGGGCGGTATGCTGACCTCACAAGAGAAATTAATATCCAGTCTAGCAAGTGGACGCAAGTTGGGAATGGCTTGCATTCGTTTGGTGAGAAGATGCAGGGTATTGGTTCGAAAATGCAAAGTGTTGGATCGACACTTACGAAAGGTCTGACCGTACCACTACTTGCTGGGGCTGGGGTTGCGGTTAAGGCTGCGATTGATTATGAGAGTGCCTTCGCGGGCGTTAAGAAAACAGTGGACGGAACTCCACAACAATTCGCGCAACTGTCTACCAGTATCCGTGAGATGGCCAAAGAAATGCCGTCTAGCGCGGTTGAAATCGCACACGTAGCAGAAGCAGCAGGGCAATTAGGTGTACCTATTGGCGCGATCAAAGACTTTTCGAAGACCATGATCAATTTGGGAGTGTCTACTAACCTAAGCTCCGAAGAGGCTGCATCATCAATCGCTAAGATTGGTAACATCATGCAAGTATCTGGTAAAGACCTTGGTACATGGTCAGCCCATTTTGGATCTTCACTTGTGGATTTGGGGAACCATTTTTCAACAACAGAACGCGATATTGTCGAAATGACAAACCGTTTAGCAGCGGGCGGTAAGCTAGCTGGTTTGACTACACCAGAAATTCTTGGCCTTGCGACTGCGATGAGTAGCGTAGGGATTGAAGCAGAAGCGGGCGGGACTGCACTCACACAGACCCTTACTGGTATCGGTAAAGCTGTATCGGGTGTTGGTAAAGGTGCGAAAGAAAAACTAGAAGTCATAGCACAAACCGCAGGAATGACTGCAGAACAATTCTCTACCGCTTGGAAACAGAAACCAGCGGAAGCATTGCAAGCATTTATTAAAGGCTTACAACGCGCCCACGATGAAGGCAAGAATATGGATGGTATCCTTGATGAACTCGGAATGTCTGGAATCCGTCAAGGAAATATGCTGAAATCTCTTGCTTCTGCATCAGACAAGATGAGTGAGGCAGTTAGTCGCTCTAATACCGCTTGGAAAGAAAACAACGCACTTACGAATGAAGCAAGTAAACGCTACGAAACCACAGAATCACAACTTAAAATTTTTAAGAACAAACTTACTGATATTGCCATTGAATTCGGTGGGCCACTATTAAAAGCGTTAAATAGTGGTTTGGATGCTGCTAAACCTTGGATTCAAATGCTATCAGACATGGCTAAGAAGTTTAGTGAAATGTCAACAGAGCAACAACAGAGCATTTTAAAATGGGCTGGTCTTGCTGCGGCAATTGGCCCAGCGATGAAAATATTAGGCGGTGGTGCAAGAATTATTAGTGGCTTTTCGAAGACTTTGGGTACAGTCGCTAGAGGAATTGGTAAATTTAGCGGTGTACTAAAATCTGTTTCTGAGGGTAATGGATTTATCAACAGCTTAAAAGGAATGGCTACTGGTATGACTGCTACTGGGACTGCTGCAGAGAGTGCGGCTGCAAGTACAGGATTGTGGAGTACAGCAGTTGGGTTGTTAGGTAATCCAGTTACTTGGGGTGTCTTGGCTGGTGGTGCTGCATTAATTGGTATCGGCATCATCGCCAAAGAAATGGCAGAAGCCAACGAACGTACTCAAACGTGGGGTACAAGTGTAAGCAAGTTACAAGACCAAGAACTATCACGGTTAAAATCCAAAGTCGATGAAGTGCATCAAGCTACAATCGGATTTGGTCAAGGTGGCGCACAAGCGGTTGAGAATGTCCGTAAGAGTGTTCAAGGTCTTGCGGATGATATCCAAAAAGCAATTGACAAAGATCTTGAGAAAACTTTAAAAGGTCTTGAAAAAGTTGGTGCAAGTGAAACAATCCAAAAACGTGCTGTAGCTCAAGCAGAACAGCAAAAGAAAAACATCCAGTCGATGACAGATGAGATTGTGCAGATTTATCAAAACGCATCCGATCAACACAGAAAGATCACTCGCGAAGAACAAGCGATTATCTACGACTACGAAAACCAATTTATTGACAAGCAATTATCATTGCAGAAATATTCTGCCGATGAACGTACTGCAATTATGAAAGCCATGAATGGCCAGATTAGTGATCTAAATGAAACTCAACTACGCAAAGGTACAGGAGTCGTAGCTAAATGGCTCAAAGAAGAACAAAAACTATACGATGAGCAAGTGACTGCATTGAAAGATGCTCACGAAAAGGGGATTTATAGCCAGTCCGAATACAACAAGGAAATGGAAAAACTAAATGCCCAACACAAGTCCAAGATGGAAGCATTCGGCCGTGAGTATGCTGCTCTTCAAAAGGAATGGAGTAAGAAAGTACCTCTTAATTTCGGTAACGACGAACAACGTAAGATGTATTTTGATCAGATGCGCAAGGATTGGGCAGAACTTGGACTTGACTATGATAAGATGATGGCCAAGGCAGACCAATTCGCCGACATCGTGGGTCGTTCGTCTGGTATGGTTGCTAAGAGCGTGCAAAATATGTCACAGGAGACCAAAGATGCCAACAACATCTGGAATGGATTAGTATTTGATCCTAAGACTGGACAAGTCAAGACCAATGCGCAAGAGGAAGTAACTAAAGCGCTCCAAGCTGAAAATGGCTGGGAGAATATGCAGTTTATCCTCAAGCACGCAAACCTTGAGACTAACGCTAAGATGACGATCGGACAAGCACTGGTTGAGGTTGGCAAGTGGGATAGCTTAACCCCACAAGAGAAAGAGTTAGTAGTCGGTAACAACCAAGGTATGAAAGCCGTCCTTGACAGTAAAACATTGCTGGAACAGTACAACGCAATGCCAGCGGCAGTCAAGGAACTCTTGATGAAGAACACTGACTTTCTCTCATCTGGTGAACGTGCTACAGCAATCATCGAACGCTGGAACACACTCACACCAGAGCAGAAAGAACTGATCTTAAAGGATGCTGCAAGTGATAAAGCCGAACGTGTACGACTAGCAGTCGACTCACTAACTGGTATGGCCCACGTAGTTAATTTAGATGCAGAAGATAAGACCAAGAGCGCTATCGCTAGTGCGATGTCTAGCATCTTAACGTTGCCAACTGACCACAAGACGGATTTGATTGCAACTCCAGACGGTGTTACCCTTGGAACTAACCAAGCTATGGGCGCTTTGGGATTGTATAACGGATTCGCAGTACCTACAAAACAATTTACTGCCGATGCAAGTAACGCAACTAACGCTGCTAACCAAGCAATTGCTAAACAGCAAGAGTGGAATAGTACACCTAGTCCAGTTAAACCGCAGTTGGGTGATCCAACTGGTGCGATAACTGCTGCACGGCAAGCTATTGAAAATCAAAACGCTTGGAATAGCACTCCAAGTCCTATCAAGGGCATCAATGCACAAGATAATACTGCAGGCCCTGTTTGGAGCGCTCAATCAAATATCAATAGCGTTCAAGGTAAGACAGTATACATTGATGTCGTAAGGCGGATGATTGGTGGAGCAGCAGCCGCGATTGGTTTTAAAGATGGTACAGACTACCACGAAGGTGGACTTGCAATGGTCAATGACCAACGTGGCACGCTCTACAAGGAAATAGTAACACTACCAAACGGATCATCATTTATCCCAGAGGGTCGTAACGTTATCCTTGATCTTCCAAGGGGTTCAAAAGTTATGCGAGCTGGTATGACCAAGAATTTCATGCGTGAATTAGGTATACCGAACTTTGCGGACGGTGTAGGTTGGAAACACTCGGAAGTTGCGAACGTTACACAACGAATCAAGAACGTTAATGAATGGAAACGGAACAATGAACAGCGTGACCTTGTACCGTTTATCCAAGAGCTGATTGACCAAGTGAAACGTGGAAACAATCGTGAAGAACGACCAAACCAAAACTACACATTGAATGTGCATGGAAATAGCACTGGCCAAGATTTGACACCAGAATTTATGAAGCGCTTAATGCGCGAACTAGCATACTATACTAATCAGGAAGGAAGGGGATTAGCTTGACGACATTTACTTTCAACGGAAAGAAAAACACTGAGTTCGGTTTACGAGTAGCAGAAGGCAAGAAGATCACTACTTCCAGCCTTGATGTGGAGCGCGTGACAGTAGCAGGACGGGACGGTGACTTACTAATCAGTAATAACCGTCTTAATTCTGCTGAGTTGAGTTTTCCAGTAAATTTTGTGAAAGAAAAGGGATTAATCGCCACAGATGTTTATAAAATATCTGAGTGGTTAAATGTGGCAGGTTATAAGGATTTAACTATCTCCTATGATCCAGATTTTATCTATCGTGCTGCATACCTTGAAACGTTTAGTATTGAAGAAACCATGCGACAATTTGGGAAGACAACAATTAATTTTGTGTGCTATCCAGTCAAATTCTACAAGCAAGGGCATACCACTCAGAAATTAATGAATGGTGCGACACTTAACGGTATGGGTAACGTTAACGCAAAACCTATTATCACGCTTGTGGGCAGTGGCGACTGTACACTAACTATTAATGGACGCAAGACTAAGTTGCGAGACGTACAAGGTAAGATAACACTTGATATGCAAGCTAACCAAGTATACAAGGACAATCTTCCAGCGTGGGACAAGGTTGTGCGGTCTCCACAATTTCAGATGCCATATCTTGACTATGGTCGTAACCTCATTAGCTGGGACGGCAGTTTTACTGCTGAGATGATCCCGAATTGGGGGGTTAAGTTATGAGACCTATACTATTTAATAAAAGTGAGACTGCTTTTGACACTTACGGTCTGGGTGAGCTTAACGTAACCAAGGGTACAGTCACACGGGAACGTAACGGGAATTATACGCTATATGCTGAAATTCCCGTGAGCGATCCAATGGTAGCAAGCATTGAGAAAGAAATGAAGCTCAAGGCAGACGCTGGATTAAGGACGAAGAACCAAACGTTTGAAATCTCTCGTATCGTCAAGGATAGCAGTAACATTGTTAAGATTTACGGCCAGCACATCAGTCACAAACTGGAATATATGGTATTGCGAAATGCCACTGCATTTAATGGATCAGCATTTAGCGCACTATCTATTTGGAGAGGTGCGCTTATTGGTGATCTAACATTTGATGTATGGTCGGATATTCAAACCACTGGTAAGGGTGTATTTGATATCTCTAAAATGGAGAATGCCCGTCTTGCACTTGGTGGTGTTGAGGGGTCTATCCTTGATATCTACGGTGGGGAATACGAGTTTGACAATATGACCGTGCGACTGCATAAGCAGTTAGGTCGTACTGCACCAACTGTATTAGAGTACGGCAGAAATATCTTATCTGCTGAACTTGATGAAACAATCGAGAGTGCATACACTAGTGTGTTACCGTTTGCGACTTATACACCAGACAAACCAGAGGGTGATACGAGCGATAGTCAACCAGACCCTATCACGGTTACTATCCCAGAAAACTATATAGATAGTAAGTACAAATCTCTATACGCTCATCGCAGAATTAAAGTCGTAGACTTTTCAAGCGAATTTAAATCTGACAGCAAGAGTAAGGATATCCCAACGCCCGATAAATTGCGTAAAATCGCTAACGACTACATGAAACGCAACGCAATCGGTAAGCCTAAGATCAACATTAAAATCGAGTATGCTGATTTAGCTAAGACGCTAGATTATGCTGATAATGGCTGGATCGAGGAACTAGAGCTATGTGATATCGTACCAATCTATTATCCACAGATCGGGCTTACAGACGAAACTGCGAAAGTAACCACGATCACTTACGACTTTGTCAATGAGCGCAATGAGAGCGTTGAGTTTGGCGATATTGGAACGAATGTAAGAGCTACCATGCAGAGTGGACTTGCCGGACGGGTTGATGATATCGCTAAGGCACAGCAAGACTTTGAGAATAGCTTGCCAGATTATCTCTTAAACGCTCAAGGAAATAAAGTTTGGTACAACAAGCCAGACGATAAAGAGCATAAAGTCGGTGATATCTGGTTTGAGAAGAACGGTATCTATGACCGTATGTATGTCTGGAACGGATCTCAGTGGGAAAAGCGTATCGACACGGAAGATGTCGATAAGATCAAAAAAGAGGTTGATAAACAGCTTGAACAAGCCAAGCAGTCAACCGCAATCGAAATTGAAAAGGCAAACGCTAAGGCACAGGAAGCGCTGATAAAAGCTGGTACAATTCCAGACACGGCTACGTTATCTGATCAGATTAAAACACTGATTTTAAATAGTCCAGATCTGGGTCGTAAGGTAACAGAGACGTTTAACAATGCGGATAATGGTGACACGATCTATAGCAAAGTGTATTCGAAGGTAGCAAAGAATTTTGCATCACGAGATCAATTTGAAAATATAGATCGCGAGCAAAATAGGCAAGGGAGTGATTTACTAACCCTTTCTAAAAAAATCGAAACACAAACGCTTGAATTTAACAAACTCACAGAATCCAACAAACTCTACGAGAGAATCCTTGGTACGTCTGAAACAGGCGCACCAGACAAACTATCACGGCTTGTTATGTCTAG